GTTAGGAGTTAAGAAGATGTGGTTCAGTGTAGTTCGATTTTCATATCTAACGTTATCGTTAGAGAGAGTTTTAAAAAACACTATAACAGCGCCTGCCTGCATAGGTGTACCATTAATTTGAAACACCAACTCTACATCCGTCACGAAATAGGTATAATTGGAGAAGGGCATATTCTGAATATTGTTCTGATTGCCCAGCGCCAATACATCCCATGGAACTTTCTTCTCCCAAAGAACAGTGCCAGCTCCAGCAGTAGAGGCCCAATTGATAGTGTCCCTCTTCATCAAACTAGTGAGGCCATAATCAAGATGCATTGCTTCTTCATTAATGGCATGCGATGCAAGTCCAACTTGATCCCCACCATAAAATAATGATGTGGGTACTAAGTTGTCAGTAGCAATAGTAGTCAACCCTGGTACGGATTTCTCTCCTCCCTCAAGAGGGTTGACAGCGCCTTCAGAGACAAAAATCTTCTCTTTGCACACGTTTCTACAACTTTGTGCTTTAGAAATCTCTTTATAGCTAGGGCACGAAATCCACTGCCTACCAGCTTTCTTGTAAGCTAACTTAAGCTGATCAACGAAATACAGGAAAAATTCCTCGTCCCACTGAGACGCCATGTCTATCATCTGCCTCACTGTCTGGTCTAAAGAGATGTTTCCATCTCTAGTCCAATGTAAGGCTTCCCAGAGCGTACTCTTTCGCATCGCGCCGGAGTATAAACCTCCTACAATCCGCGGTGTACACCCTAAGAAAGAGAACTCCTCAAGGGTCTTGAAAGACTCACCCATCACGCCTTCCTTGTCAGCAGGTGTAAAGTCTTGACCGATCCTAGACATCAAAACTTTCAATCGCGCAGGGGTTATAATCCCAGCATTTGAAAATGAGCTGACGTTATCATCACCCAGAACCTTAAGCCTGACATGGTCATCAAAGATCAGATTAGGATGCTCTTGCAAGAAACACCATCTAAAGTATAGTTCATTTACTAAACAATTCAAAATGGTAGTCCAAAATCCACCACTGCAGTTATTAGCAACCGTAGTGAAGAGAACATCAGATATCTGGAGAGGAGACTGGCTCTCATGATCTATCATATATGACACTTCATTTTGAGTCGCTCCACAATCCATGCAAAGCTGTCCTAAGATCCAATAGGCGGCATCCTGAAATTGTTTCTGGTGCCGAATATCAAACTCCGCATAATCTCCGTCGTAATAGTTCGTGCCAACCTCCTTAATGTAGTCGAGCAAAACTTGCATATCATGGGACTGTACGTTAAAACCGATCGCTGCCGAAATATTACTTTCGACAGAATTAAAGGCCGCTAAAACAGAACCAAACTTCATCCGGAATGCTACCCCACTTATCACGGAATTAGCATAAGTCAATCGGGTCGCGACGGCGTCATTTTTTTTTGGCTTGACGGTCTCATCCTTCAAGTAGCCAATAAACCTATGGTCTATATAGCCTCCTTCATATGTAGCCATCTCGCTAAGTCTCATCATCACCATCCCGCGGAACTGCTCTGAGTACCCTAAAGCGCCATCCTTGTCGAACCACACGAAATCGGTCTTACCCTTCTTACGTGCTGAATGCACCAACGGATACCCCGGTGAAGTCTGAATTCTAATTGAACTCAGCTTAGCCGGTACTCCTGCGCAACCTTCCTCAAAAGTCAACTCTCTCTTTCCTATTGGGAAAGCCAAGTTCACTCTGAGGCTATTCAGCAACGCTTCGCGAATCAGAAGAATCTCGTCCTCCGGAACTCGGATAGGCGTTGGAGCTAAAGTACGCTTAATTGCATTAGCAACTGGGTCAATACCTTTAGCTCTGGGATCTCTCGCACTTAAAATAGCAGGTTGCTTCACAGACTCAACTGGTAAGAACTCGCTAATCTCACTCCTCTTCAACTTAGTTTTAGAAGACATGAAAATCTGTTGTTCCGATGGTACTCGGTCCATCCACAAAAGATTTGGTGAATACCGGTCTATAGACTCGAAACTTCCACCCTCAGAAGAGAAGCCGGTCCTGGCCTGAGAAATTAAAGCGATAACTTCGTTCGTGAATTCAGGTCCGCGGGCTTTCCGCATAACTTCAGTGAAGAGTGAAAATCTTTTCCTAAAATCCGCGTCGTCCTTGACATTAGCGGTAGCTTTTAAAAAGCTCGCAGCCTCGTCTTCTGCGGTTTCCTGGATCGCTGCATCTATAGTTTCTCGCGTTACTATAGTGGCCATACCCTTCGGATCACAGAACTTTACTGCAGACCCAGCTACGTGGATGCCACAGATTTTGTTCATGTGAGGTCCAGACGCGATTACCAAAGGTAATCCACAATCTCCTGCCTCAGTGACAGCCTGATAACGCCACACCTCATCTAACTCGATCCTGGTGCCGTTATGGGAGTAGGCTTGGTCCTCAAGCTTAATAGCATTGCTAAACCTCAACCTACCTCCGGCTTCCTCTAGTCTAACCGGAACATTTTCTAACCCG